ATGATGCTCGTCGCGAGGACATTAGAGACGGCATAGAGCTTGGGCGTGAAATAGCTAGGGAGATAGTGGGCGACGATGAATGAGCTTGAAGCAGTAAGACAGAAGATCAGGGAGTACATGAACCACATTGCGGATCATATGGCTGGTGGGGGCTGTGAGGACTTTGAGTCCTATATGCGACTTGTTGGCAAAGTAGAAGCTCTTGCGTTAATAGAGCGAGATGTATTAGATTTGGAAAAACTTCTCCAAGAGGAGTAACGGCTAGGGCCGCAAGGTACTGTGAACCTCAATCACTGCAAGGAAGACAGATGTATTCTGAAGTCAAAGAAGTCGATCACAAGGTCGCAAACAAAATACCAGAGCCTTCGGGCTACAAACTCTTGATCAAGCCCTTAGAGGTAAAAGAGAAGACGGACAGCGGCGTTTACATGCCCGACTCACTCAAATCAGCAGAGCAGACAGCATCGGTCATTGGCTTCGTAGTCAAGGCTGGTCCTGACGCCTATATGGACAAAGACAAGTTCCCGAATGGCCCGTATTGCCAAGAAGGAGACTTTGTCATCTTCAGATCCTATTCAGGCACCCGCTTCAAGATTGATAAGCAGGAGTTTCGTTTGATCAATGACGACACTGTAGAAGCAGTTGTCGATGACCCAAGAGGATACACAAGAGCATGAGTACGAACCCAGCAGAGAAGTTTGACGAATTGCCCGAAGAGAACGAGGTGGAGATCGTTGATTCCGGTGAACTGGAGATCGACATTGTCGATGATACTCCGCCAGAGGATCGTGATCGTCCCAAGAAGAAGGCCGAAAAAGAGCCTGAAGCAAGCGAGGATGATGAGGTCTCCAGCTATGGAGAGAACGTCCAGAAGCGCATCAAGCAGATCAAATACGAGTATCACGAGGAACGCAGGGCAAAAGAAGAGGCCCAGCGCATCCGTGAAGAGGCTGTGTCTTATGCCCAAAAGCTCCAAGAGGAGAACAACAGGCTCCGCAAAACTCTTGATGAGGGCGAAAACACTCTCGTAGAGCAGGCAAAAACTCGTGTCGAAGCACAAATTAACAACGCAAAAGCGGCTTACAAAGAGGCTTACGAGACAGGCGACCCTGACAAGATTGTAGACGCGCAGGAGCAGCTATCCGCGCTTCAGGCGGAAAAAATCAAGGTCAACTCCTACAAGCCGCAAAAGCGGCAGGCTGAAACGCCTCTGCCACAAACCCCTGCTGAACAGCCCGTCCAGCAGCCCCAAGTACAATTAGACGATCGTACAAAACAGTGGGCATCCGAGAATCAGTGGTTCGGAGAGGATGAGGAAATGACCGGGTTTGCTTTTGGCGTTCATGAGCGCCTAAAGAAAAATGGTATTGATCCGGCAAACCCACAAAGGGTAGAAGAGTATTATAGCGCGGTCGATGAGGCCATGCGTAAAAGGTTTCCAGACAAGTTTGACGAGGTAGAAGTTGAGGAAGCACCGCCCCGTCAAACTGGTAACGTGGTTGCCCCCGCTAACAGGAGTGCAAAAAAACCACGCAGAGTGCAACTGACCTCAACTCAGGTCTCCCTCGCCAAGAGGCTTGGAGTAACTCCCGAACAGTACGCGGCGCAACTTTTGAAGGAGGCATCTAATGTCTAACCGGACACCTCGCTCAAACGAGTCAAGAGACAAGCAAGAGCGCAAGAAGACATGGCAAAGGCCGACCATGTTGCCTGATCCAGAGCCTCGTGAGGGTGTTGAGTACCGCTGGGTACGCACATCAATCATGGGTGAGACAGACAACAAGAATGTGTCGTCCAAGTTCCGAAATGGGTGGACCCCGGTAAAGGCAGAAGATCATCCAGAGTTACAGGTCATACCCGATCACGATTCTCGTTTTGAGGGTAATGTTGAGGTCGGAGGATTGCTCCTCTGCGAAAACTCCACAGAATACGTTGATTCAAGAACTGACGCGCATCAACAGATGAACCAAGATCAACAGGATGCTGTTGATAACAGTTATCTCCGTCAGTCTGATCCACGCATGCCCGTTCTGAATCCAGAGCGCACGACTAAAACATCGTTTGGTAAGTAACCCATACAGGGGCGCTTACCATTGTAAAATGGCTTGATTAGAAGGAGAGACACATGTCTTCAGTAGCCGCTCCCTTCGGTCTGCGCCCGATTGGTCGTCTTGACAGCGGTTCTCTAGAGGCTTTCCGCCAGTACCCGATTGCTTCGGGTTATGGCACAGCGATTGCCACAGGGGATATCGTTCATCTGGTTGACGGTGGTACGGCCACTACAATCGAAAAGCAGTCCGGCACTGGCGATGATTCGACTGAGATCGATATCGTTGGTATCTTCCTTGGCTGTTCGTACACAGATCCGAACACCAATCAAAAGACGTTCAGCCAACTGTATCCGGCAAGCACCGCTGCTTCCGATATTATGGCGTATGTCGTAGATGATCCGAATGTTCTGTTCACCATCCAAGCTGATGGTGCGCCGACCAACACGGGTGACATCTATGGCAAGAACACCCTTCTCGTTCAAACTGCTCCCAACACCTCGCTGAAAGTCAGCCGCGTGGCGTTGGACATCTCTGAACTCAGCACAGATGCTCAGAACCCGATCCGGGTTATTGATTATCTGGGCGGTGATCAGGGCGACGAGAAAGGTACGTCTTTCCCCATTCTGGTGTGTAAGTTCAATTACCATCAGCATGCACTCGCAACTGGCTCGGCGTAAGGAGTAGAAAATGGCTATTACACGCGCACAACTCCTGAAAGAGCTACTCCCCGGTCTTAACGCACTGTTTGGTCTTGAGTACGAAAAGTACGAAAACGAGCATGCTGAGATCTACGAAACGGAGAACTCAGAGCGTAGCTTTGAAGAGGAGGTCAAATTATCGGGCTTTGGCGCAGCGCCAGTTAAGCCTGAAGGTTCGGCTATCAGCTTCGATTCAGCGCAAGAGTCGTACACCGCTCGTTACAACCACGAAACGGTTGCAATGGGCTTTTCTGTGACCGAAGAGGCCATGGAAGACAACCTGTACGATGCTCTTTCGGCTCGTTACACCAAGGCTCTTGCACGGGCCATGGCATACACCAAGCAGGTCAAGGCAGCAGCACTGCTGAACAATGGCTTCACCACCTTCAACTCTGGAGATGGCGTAACCCTGTTCAGCACGGCTCACCCGACTGTAGCTGGTGGCAATAACGCAAACCGTCCTAGCACAGATGTTGACCTGAACGAGACATCACTGGAAGACGCAGTAATCAAGATCGCAGCTTATGTAGATGAGCGTGGCCTTCTGATTGCAGCGCGTCCTCGTAAGCTGATCGTCCCGCCTGCGTTGATGTTTGTGGCAACTCGTTTGCTGGAAACAGATCTGCGTGTCGGCACCGCTGACAACGATCTGAACGCCATCCGCTCTAACGGCTCTATCCCAGAGGGGTATCGCGTCAACCACTACCTGACCGATACTGACGCCTTTTTCCTGACAACTGATGTTCCTAACGGAATGAAGCACTTTGTCAGGACGCCTATGGCAACCTCCATGGACGGTGACTTTGATACCGGCAATGTACGGTACAAGGCTCGTGAGCGTTACAGCTTCGGTGTATCCGATCCACTTGGTATGTTCGGCTCTCGCGGGGGCTGATTGTACTATAGTACAAAAAAAGAAGGGGCGGGTTTCGGCTCGCCCCTTCAACTTCTATAATATTGATGTATGATGAACATTGTATTAGTTTCCTCCCAACTGAAGCCGCTGATTGCGGCTTCTTTTTTTTTGAGGTATGGTATGAGATACCCTGACAGCGAAAGCTGACACTAGCCAAGACAGGAGTATCACATGGCTAATACAACCTTTTCAGGCCCAGTCCGGTCCAAGGGCGGGTTTAACGTAATCAATGAGAACGCTACCACTGGTGTGGTTACAGAAACTGGTTTTTCTGTAAACTCCACTGGACAGCTTGTTTCTATGGGAACAAGGAAGATCCAGTCTTTTGCTGGCTCCCTTGCTGCCACAGATGCGGCCAGCACTGCATATGCAGATGGAGATGTTCTAGTAGAGCTTGGAACGCTCAACACAGACGCCCCTGATGGCCTCGTGACCCCGACAAAGTTCTTCATTCACAGGGCGCTGATTGGCATCACAACGGCTGCCGGGCAAACCCTTGTGGGCAGCCTACAGCTTAGTGCTACGAGTGGTACAGCGACAAACGCAGCCGTTTCTTCGGGAACAGAGATCGTTGGTGCTGGCGTTACATCATTCAATGAGCAGTTGAGCGCGACTCAGTCTATTACTGAAATCGACATCAACTTCAATGATACAGCCGGAAACTACCACATCTTTGTCCCCAACGTGACAGCAGCAATCGCAAGCACACACCTGTATGCGGCTGCAACAACCACTGTAAACGCTGATGTAACCGCTGGACGCTTCACGGTTGAACTAGAATACTCAGTATTCTAAGGAGGCTGCGATGTCTATGTCTGATGTATTCGCGGTAACCAAAACAGCGGACGCTACGGTGTACGATGGCAGGGTTCGTGTGCGTCAGATCCAAGTGGTAACATCTGGTTCAGGAAGCCCTAAAATTGTTCTCAAAGATGGGGGTTCTAGCGGAACTACAAAGTTAGATGTTGCTTTTGGCACATCTAGCACCTTCTCGCTCAATATTCCTGACAACGGGATATTGTTTGAATCTGATGTGTATCTGGATCTG